CCACATCTGTGGAAGTGACGTTATAGGTGTTGGAATCCCGCAGGCGCGCCGTTTTGATAAGGGTTTGCCTGCCCTCGCGCAGGGCGGCGAGCGACCGCACCCACCTGGAGCCGTCCGGCGCGATGCCTGTCTCAAACCTGCGCTGCGTGCTGGTGACCATCTCCTGACCGATGGCGGTAAGGAGCGGGCGAAAGCTGGGCCGCCGCCCCAAAACCTGGCGAGCGCGCTCAACCAATTTTTTCAGCTCACGCTCATCAATTTTGAGTTCCAGGGTTGCGCCCATCTACAGATCCTCCAGCTTGCGCCTAAAATCAGAGGGCGGGGCATAATAGGCAATACCGCCGCTTGTGGACGGGCCGGAGGGCTGGGCCGGACTTGCGCCCGCGCCCAGCGCAGCCTTTCCAGCCGCCAGTTTGTCCAGCAGATCCCTGGCCTCACGCGCCCGCCGCTCGTACATGCTGGCCTCTGACGCACCGTTACGGGGCAGAGCCGATGCCGCCAAGTCCTCCGCGATGCGGCGCAGCACAGGCGGCACTGGCGTGATGCCAATGGGCACGGCGTAACGCACGGACAGCACCAAATCCATCTCGGCGCATGCCGCAGTGAGAGCACGCTCCACGGCGGCCAGGTCGACCTGCTTGTCCGCAGTTGTGCCCGCCAGCGCCACGAGCTGCGCCCCGTACCGGGCCTGCATGTCTGCAACGGTGGCGTACATTGGCTAACCCGCGATGGCGTTTTTGATCAGGCAGCCCGCGCCGGGAGCCAGCACGACTTCTTTAAGGCTTTCGCCTGCCCGCACACGCACACCGCCGCGCATACCAATATCCCGATCAGGGAGAGCACCAGACACGGGAGTGCTGTACGGCACGGTGAGACCCCATGTGACGCCGCGCTGAGCACTGGCGGCAAGGTCGCGGTAGTGGAATGCGATGTGGGGTCCCCAAACGCGTTCCAATACGGGGGCTTTGCCTTTGATGACGCGATTTTTGCGGGACTGACCAATCAACAGTGTTTCCAGCTCAAAATGCGTGCAGAAGTCCTCGGGCGTAATTTTTTTGCCGGTCAGTTGCCCCTTTATCGCCTTGACCAGCAAGGCGTTTCTGGAAACCTTGCCCCAGACAGAGCTGGACATGATGCCAATGTTAGGGCGCATCATGGGCTTTTCGAGAAGACCAACGATGATTTCCTCGGCATCGACCTCATCGTTGTCCAGCCCCTGACCTTCTGCCCGCGTTTGCACATTGCCCGCGTCATAATTGGCAGCATCCTGTACCAGGCTCGCAACACGGCATTCCCTGTCGAGACGGATCAGACTCAAAATGTACTCTGTGCTCTGCCCCGTGACATTGACTCCGTCCTTGCGGCCCTGGTCGATGTCGTCCTGGGGGATAGGATCGTCCAAGGCAAAATCTTCCACTGCAGCAGTTTTTTCCTGCGAGGCCCAGGATACTTCGTTGGGGCGACCAGTACGGCCCACGCGAGTATTCGGGCGACCATAGGATTCCAGGCCGTAAACCGAGTATTTAAATTCGCGTTTGCCTATGGGATTGACACGGGGCAGCACGAGGTCGGCAATAAAATCCCCAGGGCGCTGCATGTAAGCGATGGCAATAGCCGTCAGCTCCGGCTGTGTGGCAAACGGTGCGGTACCAGACATGATTTGCTCCTTAGACGCTCACGGCCATAAGACCGGGAGAGTAGATGTAGTCGATGATTTCTCCAGCGCCACTGGCTGCGGCAAAAGCAAGACCGATGATGTGCTGGCCGGTGGCAGTCGCCTTGACGGCGCGGCCCTCGGCATCGGCGGTAAGGGGGTCGCCCACTGCGATGGCGGCCCCGGACTCGACTTCCGGGATGTCGGACATGGCAACGTCCACAGTGCCGTTGGGCTGTTTGCCAAGCTCGTCAGACGTGCCAATCAGAGCGTGAGTGGCGGCTGTGGCCTGAGTAGCCAGCATATCGGCATCCACAGTGACGATGCGGTACGGGGCAATTTCGCCACTGACCTGGAAGGTTTTGAAAAGTCTGGTGTTAGGCATTGGGGGCCTCCTTGGCCGCAACACCGCTGATCACAGCGGCCACGGCATCGGTGGTGGTTACGGTGATGCCCTTGCCGCGCATGGTCTCCTGATAGCAGAGGGCTTTTTGGGCCACGTCCTGCGGAGTGAGGCCCTCAATGGTGTCGTGGTCGGGCTTGCTGATCTCGCCATACGACACCTGTTGGGGCAGGCGGGCCAAAAACGCGGTCATAAACGCGTTGGGCGTGGCCGTGGTTGCGTTGTCACCCTCGCCAAAGCTGACTGCGGTATCGGTGTCGAGACTGACCAAAAAATCCACCAGGCCCACGGCCATGCCGGGGGTAAGGCGGCCATCGGCCAGGGCTTTGTCCACTGCTGTTTGCGCATCAGCGCGACGGGATTTTTCGGCAAAGCTGGCGAGCTGCCGCTCCAGTTCGGCCACGCGCGGGTCTTCTGTGGTGCCGCACTGCGCGATCAGCTCAGCCCCATTTTTATTTTTGTCCATGTTGCTCTCCTGAAATGCCGGGATATCGGCGGTTTTTGCGGCGGCCACGGCGGCGTCCTCTTGCAGCCAGTCCATGGTCCACGCCGGAATGATGGCGTCGGCCTTATCAAGGCCCTCCTTGTCCACAAAATAATCGCGCAGGCCCCGAAACAGCCCGGCCATGCGGCGCACAATGCCGGTCACGTCCTCCTCCGCGAACTCAAACGACACGCAGTAGTCGCCGTTGTCGGCAAACTGGACCGGGTTGAGGCCCTTGACCGCCGGAGGCTGTGCGCCCAAAAAACCGACGTGGCGCAGGTAGTAGACGCCGGGTACGGGGTTGTGCGGGCTATCGGGTTGGTAAAAACTGGCGCTGACCTTTTTAAAGCGCCCCTTGGATACGGCCTCGGCAAAGGCCGGGTCCACCTGGCGGGGCATGGCGTTGAGGTCTCCGCCTTCTGCGGCGAGGCTCTGCACCCAGCCAAAGGCCGGGGCGTCTGCCGTGGGATGGCCGACAACAATGGGGGCCTCGTGTTTTGCAGGGTCATAGGCGGCGGCGCTGGCGGCGAGGTCTGCCTCGCCGAACGCGATAGTCTGCCCCTGCATGGCCGTGTGGCTGCCAGCACGGAAAATGTGGATGGGATGTTTGGGCATGGCGTACTCCTTGCTTGCGGTTACTGCCGCGTATAGGGCCACCATAGGTGGCCCGAAAGGAGACGTCTTTTAATTTGGGAGAAAAAAAGCCCCGGAGAGATACCGGGGCAGATGTTGAACAAACAGTGTTGGGGGCTGCACGCGGCTTTAGCCGTTACCGTTAAGGGTGTTTTTTTGTGTTCATAAACGGCCCACGTGGGCCGATGGAACCAAGCCCCGAGCAATGAGCCATGTCTAGACTTTTTCTCGCCTGACAGCGCGTATTGACGCTGCCGTCAATTAGCATTAATTATGACTCAAGGCTGTGTGTCAGCCAGCAGCCCCCCACAAGGGGCAAAACCCTCTGCCTCGGCGGGGGGTTTTTATTTTTCGGCCCGCCCGTACAGCAATATTCCCGCCCGCTGCTTCTGCAGCTCTCGCTGGCGGCTGCTCTGGATCAGGGTTACGTCCCACAGTTCGCCCCGGCGGTACTCCGCGATAAACCACGTATATGCCGCCTTGGCTTCTGCCTCATCCGCCCCAGCGATCTGCAGGGCCTTGAGGTAGCGCCGCCGCAACTCCACGCGCCCCGTCAATTTGTCACGATAGGGCATGAGCCAGACCTCGTAAGGATCAGCTATAATCTCGGGCAACAGAGGTATAATCGGCGCGCGATCAAGTGCGAGGTGCTGCCCCAGGCTCTTGGTGGTGATGCCCACGGTGATGCCGTCCGGCCCGGCAAGGGTGCCGCCGGAACCACCGAGCATTTTTTGCACGGCCTCCACAACTTGAGCACGGCTGCTGGCTGCGGGGCCAAGCTGTGCCTTGGGCTTGTCTTGCGGCACGGCATCGGGGCGCTTGTAATAGGTGTGGTCGCGGCTGGTGATGACTGGCTCCCATTGGCCCCGCTCGACCTCCGTGCTCACGCGCGCGGCCTTGCCAACATTGTACGCCCATTCCTCCGGCACATCGCCGGGCCAGGTGGGCACATCGTTGCTCACCTGCCAGCCCTCGGCATCCATACGAGCATCACTGACGCTCTGGGCCGTACAAAGGCAGCCCCATCCGTTGGGGGGGTAATGCGCGTTCCAGAACGGATCTGTGAGCGGCAGTATTGTGCCGTGCCATACCGAGTGCTCTGGCCGTTTGGTGGGGCGCTGGACCTGCACATAACGCAGGTAGGGCATCATCTCGCGGTTGTCCCAGGCCTGCTGCCATTTGCCCGCCATGTATGACGTGCGCATGTTGGTATTAAAAATGACGGCGCTGCGCCAGCCTGGCTCTCCCCGGTATTGCCAGCCGTGGGCCTGCACGATGCCGTCAAACTGGGCGCGGAACTTTTGGATACTCGTGCCGGTATCCAGAGCCTTTTGGACTGCGGCCTGAAAATCGGCCAGCATGGCGTCGTTGGTGCCCCCAGCGATCATAAAAGCCTTGGCGTGGCACTCCCCGGATAGATCGCGGTACGTTTTGACGGGTACGCGCAGTTTGCGGCGGAAATGCTCCTCGGCCTCAACAAAGGGAGCGCCCGCATCCGTCACTTGGGAGCTGGCGATCATGCTACTCCTCCCCAGCGCGGCCAGCCAGCTCGGCTGTGATCAGAGCGCCGGACAACAATGCCGCCAGCTCGTCCACGCCATGCAATTTGTTAAGGGTCAGCATGCGCTCCGCAAAACTGGCCAGGTCATCACCACGCGCCACCGCCGCGTCCAGCTCGGCGCGGATGCTGTCTATCATGGACGTATGCGCGCCGTCAGAGAGGGTCTGCGCCTGGGCAGACAGTGTCTGGCTGTACGGGGTTGGCGTTGCCACAGTTGCCGTTTGCTGGCCGTACTCCGCAAATGCGGGGCCAGATTCTGCCCGTTTGCGCTGCCAGCCGTTGCCGTAGCGGCGCGTGATTTCCTCATCCGTAAGCTCCAGACCCAGAGCAGCAATGTCTTTGTCGCGCTCGCTCTCGGCCTTGATTTTGGCGTTATCCTCCACCTTGCGCCAGACCTTGGGAGGTTTTGCGCCCGGAAAATTCCAATCGGTCAACCATACAGCCGGGCCGCAATTAAACGACTGGCAGAGCAGGTCGGCATCGGCCTTGACCACGCTGGTGGACACGCCGCTGTGTACCTCTGCCGTGCCGGAATATTGGCCGATGCGGGATGTGCCGGTCTGGGAGAGGATGATTTTTGCGATGGCATCGTCCCAATACGCCAAGAACGACTTGAAATCTGCTGCACCATTGCTTGTGGCTTCGACCAGGCTGACATCAAATCCCTCCGGCATGGCCACTGCGCCCTCGCTGCGTAGAGACATTGCGGCCTCCAGCGCGGTGCGCTTGCGGCGCTCGGTCTCTGCCTCGGAGCTGTCCGGCTGGTAGATGGCCTTGGTGGTGGGCACGCCAAAGCGATCAAGAAACGCGGCCCAAAACCGTGCGCCGTTGCGCTTGAGGTAGACCGGCCACCAGAGCGCGTGCCCCAGGCCAGTGCCGTAGGGGCTGTCGTCATCCTCCGCGCCCCAGGTCACGCACCAAAATTTGCGGGGCGGCATGGGGCGGTACTCCGCCTGGACAATCAGTTTGAGCAGGCCGTCCTTGGCATAGCCAAAGCGCGAGGATTTCCGCACTTTGATATTTGCCAACGTGATACGCCCGGCATCACGGCCCCAAAGGCACTCGGCAACGCCATAGCCGTATAGGATACTGCCGTGCATTTTGCGGCAGGCCAAATCAAACTGGATCGCCGCGAGCTGCTCACGCAAAAAATCCGCTGCCGCCACATCGCGGGCATCATCGCCGCCGGGCACAACCTCGTACTCCGCCGCCACCAGTTTGTCCTGGCGCTGCTGCATGAGCGCCGCGACCTGGTCATCGCGTCGGAGCTTGCTGTACTCTTTGACGTTGCCGCCCAGGCTGCTGAGTACGGCGTCCGGGTTGGGCAGTATCTCGGCCACATACGAGGCGAGATCCAGCGAGCCGTCGGAATGCACGGCCAAATCTGCCCTTGTAGGGGCCGCGTTGGGATTTATGAGGATGTTGGCCATCAGTAACTCCTGTAGGGCATGTAGCTGTGATCTGGGTCGACAAATCGCGTGGAGGCGGCTTCGGCGGCGGGGATCAGTCCGGTGCTGGCGGGCGTGGCGTAGTCCGGATTGATATATTCCGGGTGCTGGGATGCGGCCCAACAGAGCATGTGCGCAATGGCCGAGTCTCCGTGGCGCTTTTTGCGCGTTTTCTTTCCCTCGCCCTTGCCCGCCTGCTGATCCTCACGGACAATTTGCGGCACCCCGCGTACAAGGCGTATGGCCCGGTGGTCATTGTAGACGTCCACATCGCGCGGCATTATCAGGGTGTCTTTTTCAAACTCGGCCTTAAATTTGGGAGTTATCTCCTGATACCAC